CAGAAGAAGAGGAACAAAGAGCAACAAGAGGATTATCCACTGTCGTACATCCTATGATTGCAGAATCAGCCACACAATTTAATGCGAGAGCAATTGCAGAATTATATCCATCTGGTGGTCCTGTAAAGACAACTATTATTGGTGAACCTACAGAAGAATTAGAAGACCAAGCACGAAGAGTTCGTGATTACATGAATTATCAGATAACACAGGAAATGCCTGAATACTTTCCTGATTTAGATACAATGTTATTTCAATTACCACTAATAGGACATGCATTTAAAAAAGTATATTATGATTCAAATCTTGGTAGACAATGCTCACAATTTGTAAAAGCAGAAGATTTTGTAGTTGCACCAGATAGTAAAGATTTACAAACATCTATCAGATATTCACATGTAATTAGGATGCCAAGAAATGATTACAATAAATATGTTGAAAATGGATTTTATCTGCCAATTAAATTTGTTGGTTCAGAAGATGACCCTATTGAAAATGTTGGTTCTGAAATAGAAGGTTTATCTACATATGAAGATACAGAATACAATGAACAAGTAACATTAATAGAAATGCATGTATATGAAACATTTGATGGTATAGATGGCTATTCAAATACAGAAGAAAACAATGATATTGTGGCACTTCCTTATGTTGTTACAATAGATTATGATTCACAAAAGATTGTATCAATTAGACGTAATTATGAAGAAGATGATGATAAAAAAATAAAACAAGATTATTTTGTTTCATATAGATTTTTGCCCGGCACAGGCTTTTATGGTTTTGGTCTTTATCATTTAATAGGTGGATTAGGTAGAGCCGCTACAGGTTCATTAAGAGCATTATTAGATAGTGCCGCTTTTTCTAACATGCAAGGTGGTTTTAAATTAAAAGGTCGTGTTACAGGTGGTGAATTACAGGTAAATCCCGGTGAATTTGCTGATTTAGATGCGACAGTAGATGATGTAAACAAAGCTATAATGCCACTACCATTTAAAGAACCATCTGGTACATTATTTCAATTGATGAACGCAATTGTAGAAGCAGGAAGAAGATTTGCAAGTACTGCCGATTTAAATGTTGGTGATGTAAACCCAAATGCACCAGTAGGTTCAACAGTTGCATTAATAGAACAAGGTGCTAAATCATTTTCTGCAATACATAAAAGATTACATTATTCACAAGGACAAGAATTTAAATTAATTGCAAAAAACAATTCTAAATTTTTACCTGCACAATTTGAATTTGCATTATCTGGTGTAACACAATTTATTAATTCTACAGATTTTGACGCAAAAATAGATATTTTACCAGTTTCAGACCCTAATGTATTTTCTACAGCACAAAGAATTGCACAAGGACAATCTGTATTACAATTGATGCAGTCTGCACCTAATCTTTATGACCAATATGAAGCACATAAAAGAATGTTAGAAGCAATCAGAATACCAAACATTGATGAAATATTAAAAGAGCCAGAACAGGCATCAAGATTAGACCCAGTTGACGAAAACATGAGTGTAATGTATGGCAAACCAATAAGAGCATTTCCAGAACAAGACCATGATGCTCATATTTCTGTACATATGCAATTTCTATCAGACCCATCTTTAGGTGGTAATCCCGGTGCTAGAAATTTACAACCAATATTAATTGCTCATATTGCAGAACATGTTGCATTATTGTATAGACAAAGAATGCAATCAGCAATTGGTCTTCAATTAGCAAAATTACCAGATGTTCGTGACCCTAAATTTAAATTTGATGATATATCACCACAATTAGACATGGAAATATCTCAAAGAGCATCAGAAGTTGTGCAACAATCACCACAAATGGAACAAATTAAAGCCATAACAAATATAGGACAACAACAAGGACAAGGTAATCCTTTACAATATGCACAACAACTTGCACAATTAGAAGCACAAATTGCACAAATGAGAGCACAAACAGATATGCAAATAGAAACTGCAAAAGCACAACAAGATATGGCGATAAAAGATGCAGAAGCAAAACAAGATATGGCAATTGATAATGCTAAATTACAACAAGATTTGATGGCTAAAATGAAAAAATTAGAAGCAGAAATACAAATATTACAACAAAAAAACTTAGCAAAAGGAGGCTAATATGCCGGGACATAATGAACCAAAAGTAGGAGATAAACCTACACCAGATACACTAGCATCAGATGTTGGAGTGGCATCAATGGAAGCTAGAGGAATGGGTAATCCAATGGGTAATCCAGAACAAACAACAGTTACTAAAAATTTAAGAGATTCAGAAGGTAATTTAAGAGCTTTAATGAGTGCAGATTTACCATCAATGAGAATGAAAGGCATTTTATCTGATGAATTAATAGATGAATTGAATATGTTGATTTCAATGGGTCTTACAGAAGAACAAGCAACCGAGGCTTTGTCTGGTGATATTGAAAAAGAATTAAGAAGAAAACAATTTGAATTGATGAAACAATTAGACCCAAGTAGTGTTGTAAGAGAAAACGAATCTATGAACATGATGGGAAATGTAGCAGGTAATCCTGCTGATTTTGTAGGTTCTCGTACTATGATGGCACCAAATATGCCTTTACAAGGTAGAACAGGCGCTTTAGGTGCATTTGGTGGCGGAATGCCAATGCAAAGAGGAATAGGAATGACACCAGAAATGCGAGAAGAAATGATTAGAAATAGAAATAGGAAAAATATGTAAATGGCTCCTATTACCAGAAATGAATTTGGTGTATTAAAAGAAGGTTTGTTATCACAAAAAAAAGGTGTGCAACCTTTATCACGATTTGGTGTAGATTTCAAATTAACACCACAAAGTGCATTATTTGGTACATTACCATTTGTTGGAACATTTGGTCAAATAGGAGATATAATTAATCAACAACAGGTAAATCAAATTGCAAGAAAAGCATTAGGTCAAGAGCCAAGAAGTACACTAGACGCATTTACAACAGGTGATTTTTCAGCAACAAGACAATTGCAACAACAATTAGTTGATAATTATGGTCCAAATTACACAAGAGCAGATGTTCAAGAATTTGGCATGAAGAATTTTCCAGAATTAGATTTAGCACCATTAATGAATCTTGAATTTACAAAATCAGAAATAGCAGAAGGTGATGCAGGTGGTCCACGAGGTGATGAACAAAGATTTTCAACTCAACCATTTCGTAGTGGAAGAACTGCACAAAATTTAACATCTACAGGTTTTCAAAGTGGTATAAGTGCTGAAGATAAAGCACAAATAGAAGAAGATATTGGAATGTATGGTTTCAGTAATATACAAGATGCTATCAAAGGTGGTTTTTATGATGATGAAATAAAATCCGTAGATGAATTTGCAGAAGATGACATTAAACAAACAAATATTACTAATTATGACCCAACAAAAGGAACATATGACCCTGCATTTTCAAGAGCAGTTACAATACAACAACAAAAACAACAAGGAACATATGATACAGATACTGGTGATGGTCCAACTTTTATATGCACTGCATTATACAAAAAAGGATTATTACCTAGAAAAATATATCTATGTGATGTAATCTATGGTAGAAAAATTAATTTTTATACATATAAAGGTTATGAAATATGGGGTAAATGGTTTGCTAAAAAGATTGAAACAAATAAAACAATCTACAATGCTTTTTATCCAATCTTTGTCAAATGGTCTAACCAGATGGCATATGAAATTTCTGGAGGAAAATATGGCAAAAATAATATTTTTATTAAATTATGTAAAACAATTGGTGAAAAAATTAGTTACTCAATTGGTTGGATTAGTGAAAGGAGAACCAAATGGCAGAACACATGATAGAAATAAGCAACATGGAGAAAAACGAAGAGTTGTTCATGGAAAAGATGGGGTTTCCAAGAGACGCGGAAGGCCTAGAACTAAGCGATGAACAATTAATTAATTTTCTATTGTTATGTTATCAAGGTAAAATGTTACCACCAGAAGATATGGAAGAAACAGAAGATATGCAAGAAATGGAACATGATGATAATGTAAAGGTTAAAATTATCAAAATGGACAAATCTAATGTACATGAAATGATGAATGATATGTTAGGTTCATCAAAGCCAGAGATGATGTAATGCCATTTAGCAAATATTCATCTAAACAAAAGGCAATAGCAAGAGTTGCAAAGCCAAGAAATAAAATAACAGGTGCTGATTTTAAAAAATTAGCAAAAAATAAAAAGAAGAAGAAAAATGGCAAAACCAAAAAAATCAAAGTCTAAAAAATCAAAGACAAAAGCTGTACCTACAAATCCTAAGTTATATGCTAGGATAAAAGCAAAGACAAAGGCTAAATTTGACGTATATCCATCAGCATATGCTAATGCCTATCTCGTTAGAGAATACAAAAAAGCTGGTGGTGGCTACAGAACTAAAAAGACATAATCATGGCTAAACCAAGAGGTAAAGGTACATTACACAATTGGTTTAAAAAAGAAAAGTGGGTAGATATATCTGCACCAAAAAAAGGTGGTGGCTATGAAAAATGTGGAAGAAAATCTGCAAAAAAAAGTAAAAGAGGATATCCAAAATGTGTACCTCAAGCTAAAGCCAACAGAATGACAAAAGCTCAAATCAAATCTGCTGTAAAAAGAAAAAGAGCAAATCCAATGAAAAAAGTAAAAACTTTTGTAAAGAAGAAAACAAATGGCACCAAAAAGAAAACCTGACCCAAAAAAAGGCACAGGAAAAAAGCCAAAAGGAAGTGGAAGAAGATTATATACAGATGAAAATCCAAAAGATACTGTATCTATAAAATTTGCAACACCTACAGATGCAAGAAATACAGTAACAAAGGTAAGAAAATTAAAAAAACCATACGCAAGAAAGATACAGATATTAACAGTTGGTGAACAAAGAGCAAAAGTGATGAAGAAAACAGAGGTTGCAAATATATTTAAAAAGGCAAAACAAACTCTAAAAAAACAAAAGGAGAGAAAAGATGGCAAAAAAATCAGTTGATGCACCAAAAGGTTTTCATTGGATGAAATCTGGCAAAGGTTTTAAACTTATGAAAAAT